CAAGAAAAGAAAATCAAACAGAAGCACGTTGATCTTCTTGAGCCTTCACAGTTGAAAGCATTAAAGGACATGGACAAGTTACTTACTTCTGTGTTACGAACTGCAATGTACAATGACATGGGTGGCATGAGAATGGTGTCAATGGTTGAGATGCAAGACCTAGAAGAAGCACATAGCTTAGTTAAGTTCAAGTTTAATTTAGGAGATGAAGATGACAGTTAAGGTAATGAATAAGATGGAAGACTTCAAGAAAGTTAAGAGTGCAATTGACAAAGCTATCAGCGCATCAAACACTTTGACCTTGACAGAAAGTAAATTACTTGATAACATTCACGAGAGTTTAGAGAAAGCACAGAGTGGTATCAGCAGGTTTATTAAAATTGTAGAACGTAAGGGAGATGTTGAGTAATGTTATTACATGAGTTCTATAGTGATGAAGATTGCTCTAGGGGTGATGGCTCCTATAGAAAAGCAAGCATCTTCAAAGAGCCGGACGGTTCCTATACTATAGTAAAGATACAAGACGCAGCCATCATTGAAGAACTTAATTTGGCTGGTCATTCAGAACAGTACATGGAAAACATGGCAGAAGATTGGGTCATGGGTGTGAAGAGATGAAAAGATATAAGGTATTCAAAGCATGGTATGAACTATCTGAACAACTCAAGGCATCTGAAATTCCAGGAAGAGACTTCAGAGGATCAAAAGAATATCACATTGAAACATACCGTAACAATAAACTAACTGGTTTCTTTACAAGACCTACACACAAAGAAGCAAAAGAGTTTGCAAGAGAATGGATGGAACCTGATTATGTCGGACGATGAAAATAAAATTATCAATCTTTTCAGTGTAGTAGATGACAATAATGAAAGAGAGATTGATCGTAGTGTAGAGGAAGCATTCAGTAAGGCACTAGAGCAAGACATCAGAGATGTAATGATTCTTGGGTGGACAAAAGACGATCAGTTGTTTATGAGCCTTGCAGTCAATGACGCACCTGACATGATCTTTATGCTTGAACTTGTCAAGAAGGAGATACTAGATGCAGCGAGATCATAAGATTTATTTTGAAACAGCAGAGAAAGTATCAGTCATTGAAGGTGTGGACAACATCAAAGAGTTCATGGAAGACAGGGCATACCTAGCAAAGACTATGGGATATGATGCCGTCATTGTAAATGATATGTTACAAATCTTTGATGAGGGTGAACTATACGGAACTTACTTTCAACATAAGCATATGAACTAGGAGAAAATAAAATGAACATGAATGATTATCAAAAGTTGGCTATGAAAACTGCTATCTTTCCAACAGACATGGGTGTATACTATGCCACCCTTGGATTGGCTGGTGAGGCAGGTGAGATTGCTAACAAGGTTAAGAAGTTCATTCGTGATGGTCACTCAGTTGAGAAAGAAAAAGAACTCATTAGTGAACTTGGTGATGTACTTTGGTATGTTGCTGCAGTGGCAGATGTAATTGGTGTAAGCCTTGAGGACGTAGCAAAAGATAATATGTACAAGCTGGCAGAGCGTCAGCGCAAGGGAACACTACAAGGTTCGGGAGATAATAGGTAATGTATAAGTGTCCAGAATGTAATGGCTCATCTATGGTATTGGATAGTGAAGACTTTTATAAAGTCAGTGACACATTAGTTAAATGTGTACATACAATGTACTGTCCAGAATGTGGCTGCGATGGGCAACTAGAAGAAGAAATATTTGATCCTAAAGACGAAGACTTAACTATGGAATACTTCTTTCCAAATGAAGGAGCAAGTGATAATGATGACGGATCGTAAGCCATCAGATATAGAAGTCAGACGTGAGGCATGTGATTGTGGATCGTCTGATGGTAGGGTTGTGTTCCAAGATGGACACAAGCATTGTTTCGTATGTGATAAACATTGGAAGGCTAACAGTATGGAATCGACAGCACAACAACAGATCATACCAGTTCAGAAGAACTATGTACCTGTTACAGATAAGGGTGTGTTCGCACCTATTGCTGACCGCCGTATCAAGAAAGAAACGTGTGAGTTCTTTGGTGTCAAGGTAACCCTTGGTGCTAATGGTAATGTCATGGCACACCACTACCCATATTACGACAATGACAAGAGTATTGTCGCTAACAAAACAAGAACAGTCGAGAACAAAACATTTCGTTGTGAAGGTAACGTAACTAACGCAGCCTTGTTTGGACAGCAAAAGTTTAACAAGGGTGGTAAGTACATTACAATCTGTGAAGGTGAGGTAGATGCTATGTCTGCCTACGAACTGCTTGGTTCTAAGTGGCCTGTTGTATCTGTTAAGACAGGCGCACAAGGTTCTGTTCGTGATGTAAAATCACAGTATGATTTCCTAAACTCTTTTGAAACTATTGTGATCTGTTTCGATAATGATGCTCCAGGAATTGAAGCTGCAAATAAGATTGCACAAATCTTTGAGCCTATGAAATGTAAGATCATGGACATGAAACTCAAAGATGCTAACGAATACCTGAAGCAGAACCAACGTGAAGAGTTTACTCGTGGCTGGTGGGCAGCATCACCTTACACACCTGCAGGTATCATTCGTTTATGTGATCATATTGATTCACTATTTGAAGAAGATGATAATGAAACTGTACTATATCCATTTGCTGGTCTAAACGAAAAGCTATATGGAATGCGTACAGGTGAACTCGTTACCATCACTGCAGGTACAGGAGCCGGAAAGACTAGCATGATGTACGAACTAGAGTATCACATGCTAAAGAATACAGATGCAAACATTGGCATCATTCACTTGGAAGAAAACAAGAAGCAGACTATGTTCCATCTGATGTCCATACCTGCTAACGATAGGCTCTTCATTAAAGAAGAACGTAAGAAGTATACAAGGGATCAGCTTCAGCCATACATTGAGGATACAATCCAGAACCCACGACTAATATCCTTCAACCACTTTGGATCTATCACAACTGATGAGATCCTGTCTCGTGTACGTTACATGGTCAAAGCTATGGACTGTAAGTTCATTGTCATTGATCACCTATCTATCTTGGTGTCAGGATTGGACGATGGTGATGAGCGTAGGAACATTGACATGCTGATGACCAAGCTACGTTCCCTTGTAGAAGAGACACAGTGTGGTATGCTTCTGGTGTCACACCTACGGCGTGGATCTGGTGATCAGGGAACAGAACAAGGTAAAGAAATATCCTTGTCTATGCTTCGTGGATCACATAGCATTGCCCAGCTTTCAGATGCTGTCATAGGGCTTGAACGTGACCAACAGGCTGATGATCCAGTGGCAGCCAATACAACCACTGTACGTGTCCTGAAGAACCGTTACGCAGGTGATACAGGTGTAGCTACATATCTTCTGTACGACAAGGACACAGGACGCATGGCAGAGATTGATAATCCCTTCGATGCCAAAGCAAATGAACCAGACATTGGAGATTATATATAATGTTACAGCCGATCAAAGGTGCAGTGAACATACCGTTCTCAAAGCACAGATATCAACTCGCAGATCAGTCAGCTAAAGATGTGATCATGTCCTATCTAATTAAGAATGGTCATACAATTACTGATAGTGAAGAAGATTTTTCTGTTGACATTAAATCAGAAAAGAATTATAATTCGTACTTCAGTGAGGTTGAGGTTAAGTTCTCATGGAGTGGTGACTGGAACCCAAACTGGAAAGAGATACGAATACCTTATCGTAAACACAAGCTAATCAATAAGGTTAAATCAATTGGAAAAGATAACTCCTTCTTTAACTTTTACATTCTTCGTTCTGACCTCAAGGCTGCATGGCGTATCAAAGATGATGTAGTTGCAGCGTCAGAAGTTAAAGAAGCTAAAGGAAGATACATTAAAAAAGGCGAACACTTTTTTCACATCCCTTATGAGAAAGCGATACTGATAGAACTATGAAACGTATAGCACTTGACATTGAAACAGATGGTATTGACGCAAAGGTAGTACACTGTGTATGTGGTCAAGATGTAGACACAGGAGAAAAGTTTGAGTGGTATGAAAATAACAATGGCTTTGACAGCCTGCCTAGATTACTATCTACATATGATGTTATTGTTATGCACAATGGCGTATCATTTGATGCACCAGTATTAAACAAACTACTAGACGCAAAGATACCTCTGTCCAAGATACGTGATACTCTAATACTATCACAGATTGTAGACCCTTCCCTAGAGAATGGACATAGCTTGAAAGCTTGGGGTCAAAGACTAGGGGAATACAAAATGGATTACTCTGACTTCTCTCAGTTTAACATGGAGATGTTAGAGTATTGCAGACAGGATGTTGAAGTAACTATTAAGTTATACAAACACCTGTTGCCTAAACTACAGAAGTTCTCTGCTAGGTCTATCAAACTAGAGCATGACATACGTGCCATCATAGACCGACAAGAGAAGAATGGATTCAGCCTTGATATACCAAAGGCTTCTATCCTTGTAGCTAAACTTGCAGAAGAAGCTGCGGATATCGAACAAGAGATGCAGGAAAT